ATGAACACAGCCGATATCCCCCTTGACCCCGCCCAGCGTTGGGAATGGATCAAGTACCAGCTCCGCACCAACGGTACGTCACTGGCCAAACTCGCCCGAGAGCTGCGCGTAACCGGCCCGGCCCTCAAGAACGTGAAACGTACTGCTTATCCGCGCATGGAGCGGGCAATCGCCCAGGCACTCGACCTCCAGGTCGAGGTGCTCTGGCCGGAGCGCTGGAATGCCGATGGCACCCCGCAACGTCTGCGACCCAAGCGCCCTGAAGCTATAGCAGCGGATATGCAAAAGCATAACCCAGCCTATGACCTTGGGCACCGTAAAACCGGCACGGAGGCCTAGACATGCGTCACGGAAAAGACGACCGCACCTTGGACATCTTCGCTGTTCCCCAACCCAAGCTGGCTATCCCTGGCCACGGCAACTATGCCGCCCAGGTCAGCGAGTATGTAGGCGAGCTGCTGAAAGCCACCGATCTGGATCGTTATGAGATCGCCGCCCGTATGTCGCGCCTGTCTGGCGATGACGTGAGCAAGAACATGCTCGACGCTTGGGCCAGCCCGGCCCGCGCCGACCATAACCTTCCTTTCTATAGAGCGGCACTGCTGGAAGAGGTGTGCGCGAGCCATCTGCTGACCAACTGGCAGGTCAACCAGCGCGGCGGTCGGGTGGCCTATGGCCGCGAAGCACTGGATGCCGAACTGGGTCGACTGGAGCGTGTTGCTTCGGATGCCAGCCGCAAGGCACGAGAGCTGAAAAAGATCCTAGGGGATAACCATGCGTAAGTGGTTCACCGCCCAGGAACTGGCTGGGCTGCCGGGGCTTCCGACCACCGACAGGAATGTGAGGCTGATGGCCAAACGTGAGGGCTGGGAGGGTCAAGGCCGGCTCGGTTCCAAGGCTATTGAATACAGCTTTTCCATTCTCCCAGCCGTAACCCAGGCCGCTCTGCTTGCGCGCCTGGTGAGTGACGAAGCGCCTCAAGCGGCTCCGATAGAAGCTAAAGAAATCGTATTGCGTGACGCGATTTCAGCGTCACGCCTTACCGATGATCAACGCAACGTGATGACCGCCCGAGTGGCGATCATTCGCGAGATCGAGCGCATGAGTCAGATGACCAGCCAGCAGCGGGCCATCATGACCCTGGTCGGCCTGGCCCGTGATGGGCAGCTCAGCCCTTACTTGCAGGGGCGTGTGCAGATAGCAAACGACCGCTTGAGCGACGACCGCACGCTGAGCGAGCGCACCCTTAAACGCTGGCTGGCGGACTTTCGCAAGCTGGGTGAAGTAGGCCTGGCCCCGGCCCGGCGCAAGGCGGATATGGGCGTGCCTGTCTGGGCCCTTGAGTTCCTGCGTTGCTACCAGCGCCCGACCAAGCCAGCGGTAGAGCGTGCTTATGCCGAGTTCAGCGAGAAGTACCAGGGCGACCGGCCGAGCATCCACCAGGTGCGCCGCTTCCTGGACAAGCTGAGCCCGGAGGCCCGCGAGCGTGGCCGCTACAGCCCGCAGGAATTGAAGGCATTCAAACCATTCCGCCGCCGCACTACCAAGAACATGCTGCCGGGCGACGTGTACACAGCGGACGGCCACAAGTTCGACTCCGAGGTGATCAACCCGCGCACCGGCAAGCCTTTCCGGCCGGAGATCACCACCACCATGGACGTTGCGACCCGGCGCGTCCTGGGCGTGTCCGTCGGCGAGTCGGAGAACAGCATCGACGTGATGCACTCCCTGCGCGACGCCATCGAGCGTGGCGGCATGTTTGCCCTGTTCTACGTCGACAACGGCAGCGGCTTCGCCAATGACGCGGTGCGCGAGGTGGTTGATCGCCTGGGCGGCGAGATGGTGCATGCGCTGCCTTATAACAGCCAGGCGCGTGGCCTGATCGAGCGAGTGCACCAGTCGATCTGGGTGGCAACAGCCAAGCAGCTGGTCAGCTACATCGGTGCAGACATGGACAAACATGCCGGTACCAAGGTGCACCGCATCAGTCGCAAGCAGCTGCGCGAGCATGGCACCACTCGGCTGATCCCCACCCTGACCGAGTTTATGACCCTCGCCACGGTCGAGATCGAGCGATACAACAACAACCCTCACCGGGCGCTGGCCAAGATCTGCGACCCGCAAACCGGGCGCATGCGCCACATGAGCCCCAACGAAGCCTGGGAAGCGGCCCGCGACTCAGGCTGGGAGCCGATGCTGGCCCCGCCTGAACTGGTCAGCGACCTGCTGCGTCCGCAAGTAGTGCGCCGCACCCTTCGCGGCGAGGTCTCCTGGGACAGCAACCGCTACTTCCTCAACGCGCTGCGCGATCTGCATGGCGAAGACGTGCGCATTGCCTACGACGTGCACGACGCCAGCCGCATCTGGGTGCGCACCCTAGAAGGTGAGCTGATCGGCGAAGCCCTGCTGGACGGCAATGCCAGCGACTACATGCCGCTGAACCGTATCGAGAAGGGGCGCGAGAAGCGCGAGCAGGGCCAGATCAAGCGCGGCATCGACAAGATCGAAACCACCACCGGCAAGCGCGTCGAGCTGGTGGCCAGCCCGATCACTCCGAGCGCCAACCTGCTGCCCGCCCAGCTGGCAGCCGCACAGAACTATGCCGTCCTGGCCATGCAAGCCCAGGCCGAGCAGGAACAGTTCGAGCTGCCGAGCGATGCCATGGCCCGGTACCGCCTCTGGAAGCAACTGGAAGTCCGCCAGCAGAGCGGCGAACCACTCACCGAAGACGAAGCCCGCTGGTATGGCCGCTACCCGGCACACCCGGACTTTGCCTCCATTCAACGCATGTATGACCAATTCGCGGAAGCCGAACAGGCCCGCGCTTGACCTGGGGAGTAACACCAATGAGCGTTTCCAAGATCGTACCCTTGACCAACGTCGGCCTGCTTGCCAGCGCCATCGAGCGCGCCATGCTGCGCCCCCAGGGCCTGCCAGGCCTGGTGGTGAAGTACGGCCCCAGCGGCCTGGGCAAAAGCGTGGCCGCCGCCTGGGCCGCCAACCAGCACCGCGCCTACTACGTCGAGTGCCGCGACACCTGGACAAAAATGGCCTTCCTCAAGGCGGTGCTGCGCGAGATGGCCATCACCCCGGCCCGCACCCTGAGCGAAATGGTTGACCAGGTGGCCGAGCAGCTCGGCCGCAGCGGTCGCCCGCTGATCGTTGATGACGTGCAGTACCTGCTGGATAAGTCTGCCGCCAACATCCTCACCGACCTCTACAACGCCAGCCAGGGCACCATCGTGCTGATCGGGGAAGAGCGTGTGCCGAGCAGCCTGGCCAAGCTGGAGCGCCTGCACAACCGCGTGCTGGAGTGGGTACCGGCGCAGCCCGCCACCCTGGATGACATGCAGCAGCTGGCGCGCAGCGCCTACCCCAACCACCAAATGGCCGACGACCTGCTGGAGGATCTGCGCAAAGCCACTCGCGGTTGCCTGCGTCGTATCGCCGTCAACCTCTACCGCGTGCACAGCGAAGCCCAGGCCCTGTGCCTGGACGCCATCGACATGGCCACCTGGGGTAAGCGCGGCTGGTTTACCGGCGAGGCCCCAGCACGGAGGGGCCTGTAATGGCTGTAGGTCGCAAACCCGCCAACCTGGAAATGCAGGGCGGCAAGGGCAACCGCCAGCGCATCTGGGAAGCGCTGCGTAAACACCGGGAAGGCATCAGCCTGTACAGCCTGGCCCGCGCCTCGGGCGTGGAAGATGACACCGTGCTCAGCTACCTGCGCTGCCTGATTGCCGGCGGCTACGTGGCTCGCAACGGCCGCACCTACGCAGAATCCAGCTACAGCCTGCTGCGCGATATCGGAGCCGAGGCCCCCAAGCTGAACCGTGACGGCACGCTCAACACCCAAGGGCGTGGGGTCGAGGCCATGTGGCGCAGCCTGCGCATCCTGCGCGAAGTGGATGCCCGCGACCTGGTGCAGAGCACCCTTGCCTGTGGCGAGGCCGTCAGCCTGAACACGGCCAGGTCTTACCTGCAGTGGCTGCACAAAGCCGAGTACCTGGTGCTGGTTGTGGTCGGTAAGCCCGGCACTCCCGCCACCATGGCGCGCTACCGCCTGGCCCGTGGTGCCGACACCGGGCCGCGCCCGCCGATGATCCAGCGCATTGGCCAGGTGTTCGATCCCAACCTGGGCGAAGTCGTTTACCGCCAGCAACTGGAGACCGATCAATGAACAAGGCCAGCCGCGTAGACCTGACCGCCTGGGGCGAACAACCGCCGCTGTTCGTGACCCTGCTGGCCCGTGAAGTTGAACAGAGCAATCGTGCCCGTGCCGCAGAGCGTGTGGGCGTCAGCCGCACAGCCGTGTCACTCGTCCTGGTCAACCGCTACCCGTGCTCCACCGACGGAGTCGAGCGCCAGGTAATGGAGGTGTTGGGTCGTATCGACTGCGTAGCCCTGGGCGAGGTGATCACCGCCGAACAGTGCCAAACCTACCGCGAACGCAAGGCACCCACGCACAACCCGATGGCCATGCAGCACTGGCGCGCCTGCCAGAACTGCCCCAGCAACCCCAACTGCAACGCCCAGGAGAACGCCCATGCACGCATCCACTGAACGGCCGTTGAAAGTACTCACTCCGCAAGCAGCAGACCGCCTGCGCGTGTTCAACAGCGCCAGCCGCACCTTGCAGGCCATGGGTATTCGCCTGCACCGCATTGACCCAGTAGCCAACCTTCTGGTGGTCAGCCCAGAAGACGGCCAGCGCCTGCAGCGCGAGCGCCTTACCGAGGGCTTCCAGCGCCACCCGTCTGCAGGCAGCACCCGTTACACCGTGATGTTCCAGGGCGTGTCCTTGGAATGGCGCGAACCCATCAGCTACCGCGACCTGGACTGCCAGGCACCGGCCAGCGTCGACCTGACTTTTCACTGAGGACAACTGAATGCAAACCCCTGAAATCAAACCTGGCTTTTGGCTGGACGCGAAAGGCCGCCATGTTCCTGTAGAACTGGTGGCACCCATTGATCAAGAGCGCGACCGTTTGGTTCGCCAGTTGATAGCACTTGCCTGCGAGCTGCAGGACAAGATGATCGACTTCAAGACGCAGGCTTTCGGTGACATTGACGCCTTTGTCGAGCTGAGCGCCGAGCAGTACGACGTCAAGCTGGGGGGTAAGAAAGGCAACGTCAGCCTGCTGACCTTCGACGGCAGCTACAAGATCTTGCGGGCCAAGCAAGACACCATCGTTTTTGACGAGCGCCTGCAGGCCGCCCGTGCGCTGATTGATGAGTGCCTGGCCGACTGGACTGAGGGTGTCCGCCCTGAGGCAATCCTGATAATCAATGATGCATTCCGCACGGACACCAATGGCGAAATACGCACCGCCGCCGTGCTGTCCCTGCGCCGCTATGCCATCGACGATGAACGTTGGCACCGGGCGATGAAAGCCATCGGTGAAGCGGTACAAGTTGCTGCCACCAAGTCCTATATCCGCCTCTACAAGCGGGTAGGCGACACCGACCAATACGACCCGATCAGCCTGGATATGGCCAAGATCGTGGCCCCGGAGGTGCAGTGATGGGACTCCTGAATGAACTGGCCTCAGTGAAAGCCGTAGCCGATGCCGTAGAGCTGCTCGATGTCGACGTCCTGGACTTCGAGCACCTGGAGCTGGATGACGGCCGTGACTTCCTGATGGCACTGGTATCCGGCCCGCACGCCGAGAAAGTGGTTGCGCTCCTGGAGCGCCTGCGTTCCTGGTCGAAACCCGCTACCGCAGATGCATTGGCGACTGCCCGCGTCAGTGACGACGTACTCAACATCGTCGAGCTGCTGCAGGAGTGGCAATCCAGCCGCGTCAAAAAGCTGCAGCAGATCGTCGATGCTGGCCCGGACGTGGACATCCAGGTGGCAGGCCCGGACGGTAAGTCTCTGTCGCTTAACAGCGAGCAGCGTACCGGCCTGATAGTCGGGATTGACCTGGCTCTGCAGATGTTTGGCAAGTTCCCACTGAGCGTGAGCGAATCCACCGACGAACTGGACGAGGAAGAGTGACATGCCGAGCTATCACGACCCGCGCGTAGATCTGCTGCCAAGCCGCTCGGCGCAGCTGGAGGCCGAAGCCCTGCGCATCGAACAGGCGCCCCAGGAGTTTCTGGCCAAGGGCGGAAAGATTGAGCGGGTCGGCTACCAGATGAGCGACGCGCCAACGGCCTTCGTCATCAACGCTGAGCGGACGCCTGTCTACGCCCACCTGTTCCAAGCACCGGCACCGGCACCAGCGGCAGTGACAGTGACAGTGGCAGTGGCAGTGGCAGCGGTTGAGCCTGCCGAGCCGCAGGCCGAGCCAGCGCCAGAGCCGAGCAACGACCTAGAAACCAAGCAGGCCGCGCAGATCATGGCGCGCGCCGCCCTGGGCGAGCCGCCGAAGTTGATCGCCAAGCAGCTGCACATGACAGAAAAGACCGTGCGCCAACGGGCTCGCGATTATCACATCTGCTTCAAACACCAACGCTAGGAGGCCGACGCCATGGCTCAACACACCATCACCATCATCGACGAAGAAGGCGGCGTGTCTGTCCGCATGGAAGGCAATGGCCCTCACAACACCACGGCCGGGATCGTGGCTAAGACCTTGAGCCACCTGATACCCAAG